GTGCCGTCCGCCTCCACGTCGTGCACCAGCAGGGCGCGTGGCGGCACGCTCCGCAGCTCCACCCCGCCGCTATCCTCGATCCATGCGCGCTGCTGCGCCCCATCGATCACGAACGTCTCCCCGGCGGCAAGGACGATGTAGCGCTGCGTGTCGTCCGGGTCGAACCGGAACCGCTGGTACGGGGGATCGCTGCTGGCCGTGTCGCGGTCGATATAGAGGGTCCGGTTGAGGAGGTACCCGCTCACCGGGGCCGTGGGGGTGCTGATCACGAGATTGCTGGCGTCCCACGTCACGTCGAGCCGGTCGTTCGTCCGGGCCGTGGCCACCATGCCCCGCTTCTGCCGGATCACGTAGCGGCTGGTCGAATCCGGGGCGGTGGCGAACGAGGCGGTGAGATTGTTGGTGCCGTTGTCGGTGATGGGCGCTTCCTGCCCCGCCCCGGTGCCGGAGATGATCCGCACCGACGCCCCGATCCACTGGTCGGCAATCCACTCTTTCGTGTTGTCGTTGAGCTGCGTGGTCGATCCGCTCGTCGCGGTGCCGTCGTCTCCGGCCCAGCGCTCCCCGATCTCGTCCTGCACCTGATTGCTGATCGTGGTCGGGATCAGGCCGAGGTAGAGCTGGATCGTGTCGGCGGTCAGGGTCAGGGTCTGCTCCGAGCGGTTGGTCAACGTCGTCATCTGCGCCGTGTCGGTGTACTCGTGAATGAAGCCGAGCGCCCCACCCGCTTCCCGGCTGCCCACCACGAAGGTCGCCATCCCGTTCGGGTTCTTGAGCTGGTAGGTGAAGCGAAGCCCGGTGATCGGGAACGGCATCGTCAGGCTGACCCCGTCCGCGCCGTTGTCGAGCACCGACGAGCCGCCGGGGAAGGAGCGGTCCGCATCGAGAATGGCGAAATAGTCCACCGTCCCCACGTTGACCGCCGTCCAGTCCGCCTGGTTCTTCACATCGTCGTTGTCGATGGAGAGGTACGGCGCCCACGCGCCCGGCACATCGAACCGCGCGTCGCCCGGTTTCTTCTGCCCCTGGTTGATCCACCACAGGCCACGGCGCGAGTCGTTGCGCTCCGTTTGCCGCACCGGGTAGACCCATTTGCCGTTACTGCTCATGATCAGGAGTACGCTCTCGCCGCCGGCCACCGCCCCCGGAAAGGCCGCGGTGGTCAGGCCGCCCGCCGTGCTGGCCGTGATCTCCCGCTCGACCCCGGCCTGGGTGCCGGTCAGGGCGCGCATGACGCCGCCGCGCCACTGGTTGGTTTCCCAGGAGACGCCGCTGATGCTGTGCACGGTGGTGGCGCCCGGCCCCGCCACGACCGTCCGCACCTCGTATTGCGTGTCGAAGGCCGGCTGCGTGTAGGAATTGAACGCCGTTCCCGGCATCAGGTAGGTATCGGAGAGGAGCAGCGTGTAGTCGGCGGTCTCGCCCGGTGGCAGGTGATCGACCACGAGCCAGACGTAGGCGATGTTGCGCCCGTACTGGTTGATCAGCTGCATCCGCTGCCGCACCCCGTCTTTGAGCAGCGCGAAGTAGAACGACGGATGCGCCAGCCCATCGTAGGTGTTGCCGAGATTGACCCGCACCGGGAAGTTGACCAGCGGCTGCGTGCCGTTGTTGGTGATCGAGAAGGTCCGGACCATCACCTGCTGGTCCGCCGCCGTCGGCGTCAGGCGCACCGTCCCGTGCACCGGCGCGTCCCCGGCGATGAGCAGATCGTTGTACCCGCTGTAGCTCCCCTTGGCCACGCTCACCGGCGCGACGGTGGTTTCCGCGAGCGCCCGCCAGAGCGGATCGGTGGTCAGGAAGGTGACGGCGATCATGTTGACGTCGGTGGTGAGCGCCCCCGGCGTGGTGACGATCGCCTCGCACGTCACCAGCGTGCCGTCGTTCTGCTTCGCCACGAGCGGCCCCGGCTCGGGATCGAGCGGGTTGATCCGCCCCAGCAGAAAAAACCAGGCCTGCTGAAAGGTCAGCGGCCCGCCCGGTCCGTAGGTGAGCCGCGCCGGGATCGGTCGGGGATCGACCCGCAGTCCCGTCAGTTCCCCCGCCTCGTTCATCCGGCCCGCGATCGACGGGATCACGCCCCATTGCCCCTGCGCCCCCTCACGCGGGATGCTGGCCGAAAAGCCGTTCGTCTGAAAATCAAATCCCCGGAAGCTCACGAGCTCCACAATCAGTACCTCCGTGCGTCGGCCAGCCCTCGTCGCCGCATGGCGAACGACGAGGCGTCATAGGTGATCTGCTGCGTGACCGGCCCGTAATAGGCAACGGTGCCGCCGCCGCCAGTGGCCCGGGCGGCGTTGTCCATCAGCGCGGCCGTCGCCGGCGCCGGCAGCACCTGCGCGCCCGGCTCGACCAGGTAAATCCCGGGGTGCGGCACGATCGCCGCCGTCCCGTCGCGAAACTGGAGCAACTCGCCGCCGGCTTCAGCGAGCGAGGCCATAACGAGCCCGCCGTTGGCGTACCCGATCGGGCCGCCGTCGCGGTTACCGCCGCCGATAGCGCTACCGGGCGGCGCTCCCCCGGTGTAGGTCGTGCTGACGACAACGGCCGCGTACGTCGTGGCCGGAATCGAGTTGAGCCCGCTGATCACATCGCTGATCACGCCGGAGGCGTTGTCGGTCGCGGTGATGGTCGTGTTGTGGCTGTCGGGGATGCCGTTGACCGCGCCGGTCAGGTTGTCCACGTCCACCTGCGTCGCGGCGGCGTTGCTGCTCGTGTCGATCGGCGGCGTGCCGCCGATCGCGAGGGTCAGCGCGTCGATGCTCGCCTTCAGCGCATCGACCGATTCGGTGACGCTGGTGGCGTTCGGGAAGTTGACGACAACCTCGCCTTCGGCCCCTTCCGAGATCAGCCCCATGTCGAGCAGCATCTGCTTCATCACCGGATCCGCGTTGGCCGCGGCCGTGATGATCTTGGTGGCGGTCGCCTCGCCGGTTTCGCCCAGCGCCCCGGATGCCGCGTCGGCGGCCAGGTACGCCAGTTCCATCGCCTTCGCGCTCTGCGAGGCGTCCATGAACCCGAGCGCGGCGATCTGCTGCTCGTCCGAGAGCTCGCCGAGACCTTCGATGTATTGCCGCTGCTGTTCGGTCAGTTCCGCCATCAGCGGCAGGTGCTTGGCCTGAATCGCCAGAATCTCATCCTGGATGGCCGCGTTGTCTTCCTGGATGCTGGTGCTGGCCGCCACCCCGGCGCTGTACTCCTCAAGCGAAATGAGCTGGCTCTCGTAGAGCTCGCCGAGCACCGATAGCCCGTCGCTGGCATCGGTCAGCCCCTTCGCCCAATCAGCCACCGCCTGTGACGACGCGGCGAGGCGGTTTGTCCCACCGATCAGGACGTTGAAGGTGTTCTCCAGCGCCGGCTGGTCGAGGTTCACGGCGACATCGAGCGCGAGCGAGTCGAGCCCGGCCGCCTGCAACCTCTCAGCGACGGTGTTGAGCAAGCCCACATTGACCGCTGCGTCGTACGCGGCTTGGGCATACTGCGCCATTGCGTCGGCGGCGAGGGCGTTCGCGACATAGTTGGAATAGAGATGATCCGTCATCCAGACGAGTTGCTCGTTGAACTCCTCGGTGGAGATCGTGCCATTCTGAAGCCCCGTGATGAGTTCCCCAAGGCGCTGCCGGACCTCGTCCTGTCCCGGCCCGGTGTACCGCAGCAGCTCGTTGTACATGGCCTGCGAATCGGCCAGGCTGGTCAGCGATCCGGTCAGATCGAGATTGCCGTCCACCAGGTCATTGGTCGACAGCCCGTACTTGCCCGTGAGCGCGATCGCTTCGGCCATCGCCTCGTTGTACGAGCTGATGCCCGGCACCGCCCCGCTGGCGAAATCGCCGGCCGGATTGCCCCCCTGGAACACCGCCTGCAGTTCCGCGAGCCGCGCGAAGTCGGTGACCATATCGTTGATGGCCGACCCGCCCGCGAAGAGTGACACCGCCTGCGCCGCGTCTTCGATGCCGGCCGCCGTTTTGAGGATCTCGGTGTTGAACTTGGCGGCGTTGGCCCGGGTATCGTCCAGCCGGTCCGACAGCCCGTCACCGCCGCCGAGCAGGTCAGCCAGCCAGCTCACCGCCCCGGTGACGGCGTTGATGGCGAGCCCCATGACCGCCGGGCCGATCACCAGCGCCGCGCCGATCGCCGCCGCGCGCAGCGCCAGCATCCCGACCGCCGCCTTATCGACCGCCGAGCCGGTGTTTTCCGCTTCCGTGATGATGTCGCCAAGCCCTTGAACGATGTCACCGGCCGCGCCGGGAATCTTCTCGCCCGCGAGCCCGATCGCCTCGCCAAGCCCGCTCGCGCCGGCGCCCGCCTCCTCGAGCGGTCGCGTGGCGTCCCGGGCCGCTTTCCCCACGTCATCGAGCGCAGCGGGCAGCGGCCGGATCGCCACCGCCGCGCCATCGACCGCCGGACCGAGCGGCGCGACGGCATTGACGGCCTCATCGACGGCGGGGCCGAGCCGCTCGGCGCCTTTCCCCGCCTTGTCGAGCGCCGGGCCGAGCTTGTCGGCGGCATCGACCACGTTCTCGAAGGCGGTGCTGGCGTTGTCCGTCGCGACGATCGTGATTTTGATATCGTTAGATGCAGACATGCGCCCCACCTTCGTGCCACTCGGGAGAGCGCCACATGATCAAGCCGCTGCTGGTCATCACCGGGATCCTTTGGGCGATTACCGCCCTCGCCGCGAACGTCTTCTGGGCGACCGTGCTGGCGATCAACGTCTTTGTCATCGGTCTCTTGGTTATCATTGCCCTCAACGTTCAGGCGCAGCGGGAAGCGGTTGCCCCGTCCGCCCGGTCGAGCTTCGATTCCGATGCCGATCCCGACGCCGATCTGTTCGAGGAGTTCGATGACCCATACGCCGAAGGGCTGGTCGACGATGCGTCGCCCACAACCGAGCCGGCATCCCGGCCCGATCCCTCCATTCGCGTGAATCCGCGCCGCAAGGCCCGTTCATCCGCCTGATCGCCTATCCCGGTGCTGCGCTGGCTCGCGCTTCGTCTCGCGCCCGCGCCTTCGCGTCCTCGATGACATTCCGCAGCTCCAGCGCTTCGGTCCAGCGTTCGGCGTCGGTGACCGCGTACTCGTCCGGCCGCATCGGGGAGAAGTCGAACCAGGTGATCAGGTCGTAGCCCTCCGGTTTTTCCACCCGCTCCCCGGCGGTCGGCAGGTTCAGCTCGGCGCGGGCTCGCCAGAGGGCGTAGTGCCGGAAGGCGTCGATCCTTTTGGGCGCTCCGCTTCATCTCCCAGATGCACGCGCTTGAGCTTGATGGCCAGGAACATGGTGATCATCGGCTCGACCAGCCGCAGCACGTCCGGCCCCGCCTCGGCCGGTGGCGGCAACGGCTCGTACGCGCCGGTCTCGGCGTTGCGGCCCATCGCGTTCCAGGCCACCACGTACGGCGCGATCACCTGAAACAGCTGTCCGTAGGACGCGCTCCCGTCGAGCGGGATGGCGTCGATCTCGGCGAAGGAGAGGCTGGTGATGATCGTGGCCCGGAACGGCTCCGACCCCTCCGGCACCTCCCAGTCCGCCACCACGTCCTTAGTTCGTCGAGGGATGTATCCGCTCATGCGTGCTCCGTTGTCTCGGTGAACGCGAGGAGAGATGTGGTGCTTGGACGCGGCATCTCCCCCAGCGAATCGCTTACGGTAGGGCCGCCATCGGCACCAGGCTGGAGAAGAGCACCGGGTAGCCGAGCACGGTGTCGACGAAGCCGGTGAAGGCGAACGTCGCCGTGATGTTGCTGCCCCGCTCATCCTTGGTCACCTGCGCCCAGTAGGCGGCCGGGATGTCGATGCGCGCCCGCTTCCTGGTGAGCGGGCTGGCGTTGATCTGCGAGCCGGTCTGCTCGATCCGGATCTTGCGCATCGTGCCGCTGGCGAACCGCTGGTACTCACGGGGATCATCGAACTCAAGCCGCACCTGCCCGGTCACCTTGGCTTTCCCCACCCCCACCTTGCTCGACAGCCGGTCGACATCGGGGCCGAACCGCTTGCCGGAGAGGTTGTTCTGGTACGTCACGCTCCAGCTGATCCACTTGGGATGCGGCGTAGCGCCGAGCGTGCCGCCCGGCTCGTCGATCGCCACGATCGTGCCCGGCGCCGGGATCAGCTCCCGCGTCCGGTCCGTGATGCCGGCGGTGAAGACGCCGCTGATCTCGAACTCGTTGCCGTTGGCCACGGCGGCACTGAGCGTGGAGGCAAGGGTGAGCGTGTCGGCCGTGTTGCTCGCGATTTCGACGGCGTTGCCCGCCGCCGGGCCGGTGCGGATGAAGACGTAGCCGCCCTGCCACTGGTTGACGGTCCAGGCCGCGCCGGTCCGGACCACGGTCGTCGTGCTGCCGCCGGTGGCCGTGCCGCTATACCCGGGAATCGGGCCGCTGTACCGGGCCCAGAGATTGCTGGCCCATTTCCAGACGCCCTGACTGTCATCGGCATCGGCGCTGATCGTGAACTGGTCGAAGATGACCATCTCGGCTTTTTCCGGGATGCCCGGGAAGCTGTGCTCGATGCTCATCACGTCGAGCCGGTCGCTGCTCGACGGGGTCGTGTAGCCGTAGAGGTAGCCCGGCACCGCATTGCCGTCGGACACCCCCGCCACCCCGCCCCGCACCCCGTAGCGCGGGTAGATGGCCAGATCCTCGAAGGCGAGACTGACGTTGTGGGTGCCGCCGGCAGTCCACGGCCCGTAGACCGGGGTGTAATCGACGAAGCGGGTGCCGGCCCGGTCGTCACTCTCCGCCAGCTGCCGGGCACGGGTGATGATGGTGGAGCCGTAGAGCTTGAAGGTCGGCGCGACCGCCACATCGCGGAAGAGCTGCGTGCCGGCGTAGGCCCGCCGCAGGCTCGATTCGTTGGGAACGGTGTTCATCGGCATGGCGGCTTACTCCTCCTCGCCGCCGAACTGCGCGGCGACGGCCGCGGCATCGGCCACGGTGTAGAGCCCGGACGCCACCGCGTCGCGGAACTGCCCCGGCGTCAGATTCGCCAGGTCGTCCGCCGTCAGGTCACGCTGCGGCACCCCGGCGAGATAGCGGCCATCGCCGGCATCCGTGAACCGGAGCGCCGCCGTCGGCGCGTGCTGTTCCGGGGCGACGCCCGGCGCGGCTGATTGGTCGGTCTTGTCCTGTTTGTTTGCCTTGTCCGGCATGGCATCGGCCTCCTCTCCCTCGCGGGTTATCCCCCGAAGGCCCGGTGGAACTTGACGGTGAAATAGACGGTGATCGCGGTGTACTGGTGCGCGGCATATTCGATTTCCTGCGACGGCTCGAACCGGGCCGGCTCGCACTTATGCACCTGTCCCGACTGCCCGCCCACCCGCAGGTGATAGGCGTCGGTGCCGGGTGCGAAGTGGTCGATGATCGGCATGATCAGCGGCTCCAGCGCGTTGATCTCGGCGGCGAGCCGTCCCTGCGCGGCCACGCGCAGCTGGACCTGCATCTCCCCTTCCCAGATCGCCTCCCCGCCGAGCGCGGTGATGGTGAACGGGTTGGAGAAGACCAGCGCGGCCGGCGTTTCACTGAGCGATGACGGCGCCGGGTAGTGCGCCTGGCGCAGTCCCGCCGCCGCGATGGCCGGGGCACGCAGCTCGTTCGCCAGCCGGAACCCGATCGTGGGCAGGTCCATCGCCTACCCCTCGATCCGGTTGATGATCCGCTGCACCACCGCCCGGAACTCCGATTGCACCTGCGGCTCCAGCCACGCCCTCGTCCGCTTGAACACCCACTTGCCCGTGGTTCCGGGGTGGTTGACCCGGCGGCGGAAGAGCACCTTCTTGCCGATCGTGAACCGGAGCGCCTTGGCCCGCTTCGCCGTAATGACGTGCGGCGCGCTCCCCGCTTCCACGACCCGCGCGTAGGGCGCGTTCGAGCCGAAGGCGGCGGTCACGCTCCCGCCGGCGAAACTGGCCGTCGTGTGCGTGATCGATCGACGGTAGTGACCGGTCTTGGAGGGCGCGCTCCGCTTGGCGTATCCGGACCCGGCCATGGCCACGTTCTCGACGCCGCGCCCCATCTCGTCACGCACGATCTCCGGCGCCTGCCGGAGCCGCGCGGCGAACTGCTCGTAGCCCTCGAACTCCACCCGGATCTCGCTCATACCACCAGCCCTCTCGTGGCCAGCCGGTGCCGGGCGAGAATCCGCGTGACCTGCGGATCGGACCACGGGTTGCGGATGGGCGCGACGGTGCCGTCCGGACCCACGAAGCCGGCCGGGCTCGCCTGCTCCTGCTTGATCCGCTCGGCGGTGATGTAGTTGACCGCCCAGACGATGTCGGCCGGGACCGTGCCCGGCGCATCCGCCCAGGTGCCGGTGACGGTGACGACGCTCGACCCCGCCCACGACGCCCCGGAGGTCAGCCGCACGGCGGTGATGTCGCCGAAGCGGTCCCGGACCGCCACGGCCCAGCCAGTGGCCTCCAGCGCCGTGCCGCCGCTGACCACGCCGCCGGCGTCGCTGCCCCCCACGGTGATGGCCGTGATGGTGCGGGCAGGCACGGGCAGGACGAGCACGCTGCTCAGACCGCCCACCGGATAGATCGTGCGCGTCACGCTCGGCGCGGGGTCGCTGCTCCAGCCCCGGCCCGTGCGGTCCTCCACCAGCGCCGAGACGGTCTGCTGCATCTCGTCAATCCGCGCCTCGAGCCCGGCCTGAAATCCCGCCGAGGGTTCGCCGGGGCCGAGCATCTGGACGATGGTGGGAACGTCGCCGTAGCCGGGCATCGGTTACTCCGAACGATTCTCGGGCGCGGCCCCGCGTGATCGGTTGGCCGGCGCTTTCCCCTTGGCCCGCTCATTGGTGACCAGGTTCTCGCCGTTCCCGGGTGGCTCGGTATCGCCGTGCTCGTCATCGACGTCATCGACCGCCGGCGTGAACACCGGCTCATCCCCCACCTTCGCGCGGAACGCCGTGAACTGCGCGGCCCGGCTGCGGGGAAGCGCATCCCCCTTGAACAGCTGGATCGGTGAGCCGCTGTCATCGAGATAAACGCCGTCGTTCGGGACGATGAAGTGCTCGGTTTCGGCCATGGTGGCTGCTCCTGTGACCGGCGTGCCCACCAGCATCCCCACGGGATGAATCAGGCGGGGCGCGCCCTCCTGCGGTCCGTCGATCAGCTCGAGGAGCGGCGGGACTCTGCTCGGGTTGTTGACCGTGGGAATCCCGCCGTCCATCGTCATCACTCCGTGTTCAGCCGGCTGGCCGGCTTAGGCCGTGGCCGCCAAATCGACGTAGGCGATCTTGCCGGGGAAGAAGACCGGCAGGGCGATGCGCGACTCCACGAGGATCGTGATGATGTTGCGCTCGAAGAGATCCCGGTTGGAATCGGTCACGAAAATCTGCGCGTCCATCCGGTCCATCACCATCGCCGCCGTGCCGTCGAGCACCACCGCCTTGTTGACAGTCAGGTTCTCGCTCTCCACGTACGGCAGGCCCCAGATGCGCCCGCCCGCCGCGGCTCCGAACGGGCCACCGCCGAGGGCGGCGTACTCGTTGTTGCCGGCGGTGCTGTTGGTCTTGAGCAGCTCGAACTCCTCCACGTTCTCCGGGTGGAGGATCATCGCCGTCGCCCGGCCGCGCCCGCCGAGGCGGACCCGCGTCTTGGCCCGGCGCAGGCGATCGAGCTTGTTCGGCATGGTCGTGGTGAAGTAGGCGCCGTTGAGGTTCTGGATGCCCGACTGGTTGATCAGACCGCGCAGGTTCGGGGCGACGCCGTCACCGATCAGGATCTGCCGGTCTTCCCGCTCCTCGATGAAGCGGCGCAGCAGCCCCTCGATGTAGCTCTGCATCTGGTCGGCATCGTCGAGCGCGGCGCGGGTGATGTACATCAGCGTCGCGATCGTGCGGACCGGCGCGTTCACCTCTTCGAGCGTGAAGCCCGATTCCGGCTTGGCGCCATCGACCAGGCTGGTGGCTTCGGCCACTTCCGCCGCGTTGTTGGTCCGGCTCGCCTCGCGCACGAACTCGACCAGGTTGCTGCTCGTGCGGCCATTGGCCAGCACGTCGCGCACCCGCAGCTCGCGCAGCTCCGGCGCCATGATGCCGGGCAGGCGCTGCGGCTGAATGACCGTGGTCAGCGTGGTGCTGGTGATCAGCGCCCGCTGCTCGTCCGGCCCCGGCCCGAGCCGGCGCTCCACCTCGTCCTGATGCCCGTCGTAAAACGAGCCGACGGCGAACGGCTGCGAGCCGCGCCCCTCGCCCACCCGCTGCCGGAACTCGCGCAGCTGCTCGGAGGTGGCGAACCGCTCACCGATGGAGCGGGACCATTCCTCGGCGGTCTGCCGGCGCTCGCTCGTCGCGGCCGCGCCGGAGCGGCGGCCGGTCCCCTCGTTGTAGTGACGGTGCAGATCGAGGGACCGCTGCGCGGCGTCCCGATCCCGCTGGGTGTCCGCGTCGGCCCGCTCCGCGTCGGCGCGCTCGCCGTACAGGGCTTCCAGCCGCTGCGTGTTGGCGCGGAACTGGGTGAGATCGTCTCCCTCCAGGCCGCCTTCCACGAACCGCTGCGCCAGCGGCGCGTTGTCGCGGGCGAGCTGCGCCAGCTCGTCGTTGATCTGTCTCAGACTGCGCATGTCATCTGCTCCACGGTCAGGCCCAGGGATCGGGCCAGCTGACGGATGTAGGCTTCACGGTCTGCCCGTGCCTCGGTCTCGTCAGGGAGTGGAGTGGGATCGGGCGTGCCTGCCCCGGCTCCGGCTCGCTGCTGCCAGGCGGCGGCCAGCTGCTCGATCTGCGCGGCCTGCTCGTCGGAGAGCGTGCCGGCGCGCATCGATTCGATGAGGGTGGAGAGGTAATCGAGTGATTGCTGATGGCGGACGCTGCTGATGGTGGCGGCTTCGTTGGCCGCGAACGTGACCAGCGAGATTTCCCAGAGCTTGACTTCCTCGATGATGCGGGCGTACTCGCGCTCCTCCGGGTTATCCCGCATCCAGCGCGGCGCGTCGGACCAGTCGAGCTTGTCCATGTCGCCGTCTTCAACCGGTCGGCTCTTGATCGTCTCGAACCCGAAGCTCATGCCCATCGGCACATCGGCCCGCAAGAGCGCCATCGCCTCGGCGCCCGCCCGGGTGTCGGTGACAACCTCGGCCCGGAACGCGAGCCCGTCGCGGTCTTCCTTCAGCTCGGTCGGCTTGCCGATCGGCGTCCACGGATCGTGCTGCCAGAGCAGCGGCACGCGGGATCCTCGTTCGGCGAGCGTCTTCTTGAACGCGCCCTTCTTCATGGCGGTGCCGTAGGAATCGACGCGCCAGAAGGTGGAGGCGTGCCCCTCGAAGCCTGCGGCGTCATCGTCCAGCGCCCGCACGGCGCTGGTGCGGTACTGGATCGTGGGAGGAGTTGGCAGTATGGTCCCGCGCATCGACGTGCCTCGCTGCTCGCTCGGGCAAACAAAAAAGCCGCCGGGACACGCATGCGCGTGTCGACCGGCGGCCTCATGCCACCATTGCGGTTGTTACGGGCAGTTTAGCAGATTGCGGAGACGCACGGCTTACACATCCTGCAACCGGAAGTAGATTAGCGGGGCCACCGTCGCCGGGCTTCCGCCGTCGAGCGAGGCCGCGAACGGCTGCCCGGCCGTCACGACGTTGTACGACATGCCGGAATTGACCGCCCCGTTGCTCGTGCTCGTGCCGAGTTGGCCGCCGGTGGACTGAAAGCCGGCGATCGTCGGGTTGTGCCCGGCGCTCGGCTGCACGACTAGCCAGTACAGACCCGGTTCGAGGGCCGGTGATGCCACCGTCGAGATCGACTTGAACCCGGTCGTTGCCACGCTCACGGTGGCGGCGTCATGGAGCAGCGTGCCTAGCCCGCCCCGACCGGAGCCGGATCCCTGATAGATGCCGTAGATGCCGAGGCGCACGGTCGCGCCCGCGACGGCCGTGGTCACCCGCACCCCGAGGCGGGAAATCCGTTTGCCCGGCTCTTCCACCCGGATCAGGGCGCCGTAGATCGTCAGGTCGAAGATCGAGAGCGTTGTTTCGGTGCCCGGAGCGGCGGTCCGGTTGTCGTAGTCGCGGCTGAAATAGGTCAGCAGCTGCGCCGGCACCGCCGATCCCGCCAGATCGAGGATGGCCTGCTGCTCGTCCGCCGAGAAGTACGGCCCGTCCACATAGCCCGCGCCCGGCATCCCCATCCGGATCGCGAGCGCCATCGGGATGACGTCCCCGGCGTAGAACCAGAACGAATCCTTGCCGTCCGGCGAGAGCCAGACTTTCGATTGCGGCACGGTGTACGTCGTGGGCGTGCTCATCTCAAACCACTCCTAGCTGAACGACTGGCGCGATGGCCAGGCTGCCGTTCGGATGCTCCGCCGCGATGTGCTGGCGCACCTGGGCGAGCGGCACGATCAGGCCGTTGCGCTCGGCGCAGGTCAGGCCGTCGGATCCGGGATCGGTCGTGTGTTTCGGGTTGTCGAGCAGCTCCGCCTCGAAGACGGTGCCCGAAGCCTCGTACGAGGCGACCGCCGCCTCGTTGTAGGCGACCTGCGACTCGGTGCGGGCGATCGTCTGGGAGCGCCCCCGGTAGGTTTCCTCGTACAGGCCGGCCAGGCGCTGCGACAGATCATCGATCGTCACGCCCTCGGTGAGCGCCTCGCCGACGATGCGCTGAATGTCCGCGCGCGTCGTCTCCGTAATTCCCGTGACCCGCTGCCCGACCAGACTCAGCACCTGATGGACCCACGGGTTGCTGACACTCCAGGTGACCGCGTCATCCGCCAGGCCAAGCAGGCTCACCGTCTCGCCGGCGGCCGTCTCCCCCATCAACGTCCAGAGCTGGCGAATGATCGGATCGAGCGCGTCGGCTTCCTCCGTCCAGTCGATGGCAAGCAGATCGGCGATGTCGCGCCGCTCCGGTGCCGGCAACGCCGCCCGTTGGGCCACGGCGAGCACCCGCTCCTTCTGCTCCTGGAAATAGGCGTAGATGCGCGGGCCGAACGTCGCGCCGGCAGTGGCGTAGAGCCGCGCGGCGCGCTGCTCGATCAGGCCCCGGGTTTCCAGGGATATCAGCCCACGCGCCCGCCGCTCGATGTCCGGATCCGGAAGCCGCGCTTCGCGCATGACCGTGATCATGTCGGCCACGAATGGATCACGAACCGTCACGCTCGCCCGGGCGCTCCTCGTCCCGATGGCGGCCGGCACCTCGATCATGTTGAACGGCATCCAGTAGACGTCGTCAACGCCGTCGATGACCGCGTCGCCCGCCACCCGCTTGTAGGCGGCGCGGGTGATTGCGCCGGCTTTCCACGCCTCCAGCGCGTGCGCCCGTTTAGCGACGGCGTCCTCCTGCAGTGCGGCGACCCCGCTCGTATCGAAGGCCACGCTGTAGCCGGGCCGCCACTCCATCGCGCGGTCGTAGAGCACATCGCGCGTGATCACGTCGTCGAGCCGGCTCCAGAGCTTCTGCACGGTGTCCTGGTAGAAGGATTGCCGCAGCTCGGTCGTGTTGTTCATGGTGTTGCGCAGCTGCGAGAAGCGCTGCCCGACCATCATGCCGGGAATGCCGAAGGCGGTCAGGATCGCGGTTTCGCTCACGTCCCGCAGGTCGATGTAGGCCAGCTCGTTGTAGTCGAACGAGAGGCGCTTGATGTCCTTCACCGATTCCATGATCGGCGGCTTGGGCGGCTCGCCGTTGCGCCAGGTGGTCCGCTCCACCCACATCTCGCGGATCAGCGCCGCCTGATCCTCGTCGAAGTCCGCCTCCGGATCGAGCACCAGCCCGTAGATCGGCAGGGCGCCGGCGTCGAAAAAGCCCTTGAGGTAGTCCTGCATCGCGTTGAGCAGGCTCCACTCGCGGAGGGCGATCTCCAGCGGCCCGATGCCGCGCGGGTCGCCGGTGCCGGTTTCCGCGAACCGGAAGACCGCCACGTCCTCCGCCGCGAGCAGTGCCGGCGGATGTCCCTGCACGCGGTACTCCCAATCGTGGGTGCCGTCCGCGCGGGGCACGGGCTTGAGCAGTTCACTGTTCATCGGCCAGAGGGCGACCACGCGGCCGGCGGCCGAGCGCTCCTTCTCGACCACGCAGTACCCGTAAATCAACATGCGGACGGCGACGTTGTACCAGAACATCGCCTCCCCCATCTGCGGGTTGGGCAAGGTGATCAGCGACCGGACCGCGTGCCGTTCGTCCGGTTCCCCCTTGGGGTCGCGTACCGTGAGCGGCGCTTCCGCAATAGCGCTGGCCAGCACGTTGACGCAGCGGAATATCAGCGCCAGCCGCTGGTACGCATGGCGCTCGAAGACGCCGAGCTCGCGGCGGGCCCATTGCGGCTTGCCGATGGTGTGCGACACCTGCAACGTCGCCTTGGCCTCCCGCAGATCGAGCGGGCCGAGTTCGGCCCGGGTGAGATGATCCACGCGGTGCGCCGGCAGGTTGCGCATCAGCAGGAAGTCGGTGAACCGGCCCATCAGTGGATCCTCGCCTTCTTCGGTTTCCGGTAGAGCCACCCGAAGATGTACCGGCCGGCGTCGAGGAAGTGGTAGGACGCTTTCTCCTCGATCGCTTCGGTGGGATCACCATTGGCGTCAAGGACCCGGCTGTACGTCGTGAGCTGTTCCCGGAATCCGGTGCAGGTGACGAATACCTGAATCTCATCCCGGGCGAACCCGCCGTACATCCGGTTGATGCCGACCTCCACCTCGGAGACATCCGGCTCCTCGATCGGGTAGCCCGCCTGCCGGAACTCCTTACGCCACTGGCCCTCCGATTTCGAGCCACCGACGACACGCTTCGGCCGGCCCTGGTTCGCCTGCCATGCCGCGGCGTGCTCTTTCGCGGTCCGATTCCCGGTGAGGTATTCAGCGTAGACATAGAAGCGGTGGCGCGGCGTGCCATCATCGTCATGGCCGATCGGCGCCGGATCCTGCGCCACCCAGAGGCCCGCGGTGTTGACGCCGCCGAAGTCGGCACCCTGGTAGCGCGGCCAGTCATCAGGGATGGCGAACGGTTCGATCACATGGCGGCCGCCGACGGCATCATCGAAACAGTCATAAATGAGCCCAGCCGGCCGCTCGAACTGGCCGAGGTAGAACATGCGGAACTTCCAGCGCGGCATCTCCCGCCGCGCGCGATCAAGCTCCGCCGGCGGGAAGCGCGGATTGGCCGTGCTCGGGAAGTTGATGATGTCGATCTCGGGATGGTTCTGCCCCGCCGCGACCCACGGATCCCAAAACACCTGCTTGAGCCAGCCGAGATCGTACGGCGTGGTCGTATGCAGCTCGCGGCCCTGATTGAGCGAGAGCCGGCGCTGGATCGCTTCCCGGCTCGACCGCTTGAACTTCCGCTGCCCCGATTCATCGCACCAGGCGGCTTTCGCCGTCATCGACTCCAGCGAATCAGGATCATCCGCGTAGCCGAAGTAGACGTTGGTCGCTGTTTCTTGGGGGGCGCCGAAGAGCCGGCGCTCGCCATCCGGGCTGATGCGGAACTTGCGCACTGGCGAGCCCTGGTACGCTCCGAGCCGCAACTGCTCCTCGAACAGCCGCCGGAACTCCGGCAAGGCCTTGACCTCGAGGAGCGGGAACGTCGGCGTGACCACCAGATAGTCGCCGGCGCCGCGATCGATGATCTCCTGCAGGAGCCAGTGCGGCCCGAACGACGTCTTGCCCGATTGGGTGCCTGCCAGGACCACGATGTACCGCTTGCGGGAGGTGAACGCGCGCCATTGTCCGGCGTGAAAGTGCGTTTCGAGCGCGCCATCCGGGGCGAGCGTGGCCAGTTCAGCGGGCCGTTCCGCAACCGCGGCAACCATCACTCCGCCTCCAATGGGGCGACATGTCGAATGACGGTGACGATCAGCGGCCCGCCGTCACTCCCCTCATGCCGCACGGTGGCGTTGTCGCGGAACTTCTCCGGGCGCCGGCCCTTGAGCAGGAAGATCAGCAGGGTGTCGCTCGGCTCCTTGCGCTGCATGGCCCGGCGCATTGCCTCATCTTCGAGCCGGTCGGTGCCTTCCTCGATCGCCGCGTCGGCCGCGAGCGCAAACGCCGGATCATCCTTGCGCCACTGGTAGTACGAGGTGCGGCCGATCCGGGCGAACTGGCAGGCGCTGGACACGGAGTAGCCGAGGGCGAGCCGCCGCAGCACCTTGGCCTCTTTTTCAGGTGTTCGTGCCGTTCGCTCGTCCATCGCCGCCCAACAACAAAGCCGCCGGCGAAACGGTTGCCCGTTTCATCCGGCGGCCTCCACCACCATTGCGGTTGTTAGGGGAATGGTATCACGCCGCCCGATCGCGGGGGTGCAGATGGACGGCGCGCCCGAAGAATGAACGGACTCCACCGCACCGGCAGGTAATCCGGTATTCCTCGCCCGGCACCACCGGCTCCATGAGGGTCACCGCGTCCGCGAAGACGCGCAGGTGATCGCCGCCGTCGCGGTCGGTGGTGATGTGCCCGAGATCCTGCCGGCAGGTCAGACAGTGCCAGGTGCGCCGCGCCATCAGGTGGCCCCCCGTTCTTTCAGCTCGTCAATCGTCTCCGCGATGCCGGTCTGGAGCCGCTGGATGCGCAACTGTTGGGCTGTGATGGTCTCCCGCATGCCGGCGATCACCAGCGACTGTCCCCGGATGGTGTGCGCCTGCTCGCTCACGAGGGCGCGGAGTTCGCGCAGTTCGCGGGCCTGCTCGGCGAGCTTCCGGGCCGTGGCTTCGGCGTAGGTGGGGCTCTCGTGGGTCATTGGTATCTCCAGACGAGGATGAGGTGCGTCAGCGCGGCGGCAGTGAACACGATGAGCATCGCGCGGAGCAGGCGATCGTTCCGGCGGTCAACGGCCGGGTGCCGATACATACTCCGCCACATGAACACCCAGAGCGCGGGAAGGCCCAGGCCGTAGATGACCGTCACCAGGAGAACGAGCCACACGTCCGTCATGGCGACCCCTCACTCGTCCGCGCGACCGCCCCATCGAGTCAGCACATACCCGAGCGCGAACGTCACCGCGATGATCAGCGGCAGTTGCCACAGGGCGATCCCGTTCAGGTCCTGGGTCAGCCAATCGGGCATCAGGCTGCTCCTCGCAACTCATTGAGCACGTCGTCCAGATCCGCCGGACGGACAATGCGCGCCGGAATGCCGGCGGTGTTGAAAGCGTCGATCCACGCTTGCTGCATCGGCCCCAACCGGCCTTTCTCGGTCTTGCATTCGTAGACGAGGCAAACATCGTCTTTGACCAGAAGTAAATCAGGAAATCCTTCTGGAGACCGCCGAGCATCATACGTGTGGTAGCACAGATAGCCAAGCCGGCCGGCCGCCTCGATGATCGCCTCCATCAGCTGCTTTTCGGTCATCGTTGCAGCCAACGGTGTCACCGTCCCCCTCCCAGTTCCTGCTCGAACCGCTTCATCGCCTCGTCATCCCCCGCCAGCACGGCGGCGATCCACGCCATGACGAGCACCTGCCGCGTCTCCCGCAGCCGGCGCTCCCGCCGTTGTCGCCACCAGGTGCGCGGGCCGGTCATGGCTGGACCTTTCGGGCGGCGATGAGGCGAAGCGCGATCTGGTCAACGTAGGCGTGATAGTCGTCGTAGGCTTGCCGCCATTTCTCTCGATCATGGACGGCCTGCGTGCGACGCCAGCGACTCACCACCTCGAATACGTCGTCACGCGCGAAATCCAGCTCGGATGTCTCAATCTCCGCCTCGGTCGGCTCGGCCTGCATCGCGGCAATGGCGGCGTCGGCCTTGCTCCGGTAATCAGCGCGGAGCCACGCCGCCTCCGACGCCCAGTGCTCCTCATCGTTGACCACGGCATAGATCGCCCGCGCCACCCGTTCTCGCAGCTCGCTCATCCCCGCGCCTCCTTTGCCTGCATGAATGCCTCCGTAATGCGGAGAAACTGGTCGGCGTCGCCGCCGGCGTCCGGGTGGTGCTGTTTGGCAAGCCGCCGGTAGGCATCCGCAATCGCCGGCCACGGCGCGCTCGCCGTCACCTCAAGCACCTCCCACCACGCCTGCGCGGAGGTTCCACCGGCCGGCAGCGCCGCGAACCCGGCGAACGCCGCATCGACCATCGCCTTCGCGCCCCAGCGCTCGAGCCCGCGCAGCGCGGCCACGGTGTGCTGAATCGCCCGCAGGTTGTCTTTGACGGTGTCCCACTTGTCACAGGGAATGCACCGCTGCTCGCCCCGGAGGGTGAAGTAGACGGCCACGCCGGGAGCATCCGGGTCGCGGCGCGCCGCGTACGGCAGCCCATCGCGGCGCGTCGGCACATTGCAGCTGATCACCACGTCGCGGGCGCCGAGCAAGCCCAGCTCGCGCAGCACGCCGCTCCGGGCCTCGCCGAGCGTGGTGTCGAAGCGGGAGCGCTGCGGCCGGTCGGTGCGCGGCCACATTGGCGGCCACTGGAGCGGATAGGCGTCGATCATGGCTGCACCTCGAAGTCGAACCGCTGCTGCGTGATCCCCGCCGCGGCCGCTCGATTGAGCCAGATCGACTCCGTTCGCCGTGCTCCGAGCAGCGCCAGGGCTGCGCAGTCGATCCGGCGCCAGTGCACCAGGCGCTCATCGTAGAGTGGGCAGCGATAGCCGGAGATGACGACCATGCCGGGGTGCGCGTCGAGCTGGTCGAGCAGGGCGGTATGCCCATCGTCGTTCATCTCATGCCGGTAGAGCCGGTCAGCGCCCCGGGTGGTTTGTGGATACGGGGGATCGATGTAGAAGAGCGTGCCGGGATCCTGCCAGGCCGCGATGAGTTCCTCTGCCGGCCGGCACTCGATCTGGACATGCTGAAGGCGCTCAACGACCTCCTGCAGCCGTTCCGGAATGCCGGACCACACTGAGGGCAGCGATCGCCGCTTCGTCTTGAGCCGGCCACCCCGGTCCCAGCCGGAGCCACTCCCGAGCTTGACACCGAAGGACTGCCAGACGCGGACGGTGAAGCGACGGGCATCCTCCAGCTCATCGCCGGTCAGTTCGTCGCTCTGCCGGTACTCCGCTCGGCTCACCGGGGTGAGCGCCACGGCACGGATCAGTTCGTCCGGGCGGTCTCGGAGCACCCGGAAGAAATTGACGACGCGTCCGTCGAGATCGTTGGCCACCTCGACC